AGGACCTCATGCCATAGCGCCTTCATGTTCTCCGAACCGACACCCGCAATGAGCCCGCGGCTCTCCATCTCGTAACTATCCCGAAGTTCACCCGACCACAGCAATGTATCATTCGGACCGACGCCGGGCGCGGGGTCCGTTTTTGCATAACCCCATGCGTGATCTTCGCGAAGCTGAACGGTTACGGGGCTTAATTTGGGTGTCAATAAATCTGGCTTCCCGAGACTATCCTTCACCTCGCGCTGCAGATTCTTGGCCACCGCCGCAATCCCGGCCTCAAGAGTAGGCGTTGCGACGATCGTGAGTTCCGACGTAAAACGCGCGAACGAAGCGAGCGAGGAAAATGCTCTAGTGCTCATCGGCCTTCTTCCTCATCCACTCCGGCTTAATCCAAGGGTCGGCGCCAGGAATGGCGTTGTCGTTGAGTCTCCAGCCCTTCACCTCGCGAATGGCGACAAACATCGCAGTGCGCTGACTATTTGTCATGGTCATCGCCTCGTGGTAGGTGACACCGCCCTCGGCCTCAACGAGTATCTGGGCGACTGACTGAATTACGGGGTTTCTTGCGCGTTTTTTAGTTCTTCCTTAACCTCGTCACTCCCAAAGAGTTCGTTCGTGCGGATTAAGAGCGTTTGTAATTCGTTGCCAGTGAGGCGCGTCGCCAGCCTTTTTACGTCCGACGCGTTGCCGAACGGCTCACTCTGGCCGTCGCGCACCAGAACGCGAACAGCCGCGAGCGACTGATAGAACGCCACACTCTTCATGCCAGGAGCGGCCTCCGCTGCCTGCATGAATTCGTACCCGTTCAATTCCTTAACCTTGACGGACGTTCTCTCGCTGAGCTTAATGTCAACGAGAGCGTCGTCTAACACCGGGGAATCGTTCATCTATGCTTCTTTCTTACGCGAGTTGTACGCGTTGCTCGCAGTCGAACTCGAGCTTCATCTCGACTTCGGCGCCAAGTTTCCATTGGCCGGGATCGGAAAGGGTTACAACCGCTTTGACGTACTGAAACTCGTTGGCCGTCCCATCCTGGTTACTAACAAACTGATAGATGTTGTAGTACATCTGCGGCTGACCGCTGAGATAGCGCGACTCTTCCGCCGCCTGCAGGGCGTCCAGCGCGCCGTTTTCACGTGAAACGGTGATCGTGCCCTTCCACCCATTGAGGTTTTTCTTCCGTAGGATTCTCCCGCCAAGATTGATCGCTTTCACTTCGATAAGCGACGTTTCTGGCGTTGCATGGAAGTCGATAATCTTCCCGAGCGGATAGTATCCGCCGTTTTGATCGGTAAGGGTGATTGTCGCGCTATCTACGCCGGTATTGAAGTTTGAATTCAACCCAGGGACGGTTACATTCTGAGCCATGTCGGGGAGCCTCCAAGACGAAAAGAAAAAGGGGCTAGTGAGGCCCCGACAGATAAACTACGAACTTATTGGATGTTGCCGGTTGAAATCTGAACGCTCGCACCGCCAATAAGCGATACGATGAAGAACTTGACCGTCGCCAGATATTGAACCTGACAGGTTGCCAGCATATATCCCTGAGCAATCGACGACGGCGTGTTGTTCGCCGTATTTAACTGCACGTTATATCCGCTGATGCGGTTGGCGTTCTGCAGATTCTGCAAGAAGGTCGTCAAGACGGCCTTTGCGGCGGCGCGGGTCGGGTCGTTAGGCGACGTGCCCTGCAGCTCGCCAACGAACGGCCCGATAAGGCCGGCCAAGCTCGCCGCCAGGAAGTTCGTCATACGGGTGTAGGCAATCGTATCCTGACCCGTGTTGGCCAAACCCGAGGCGTTCTGACCATGCGGCAAACCAAACACGTTTCCGCGGGGAATCGGGTTCGTCCAATACAGGATACCGGCGCCCTCCAACTGAGCCGCCTCGGCGCCGCTGTACGGCGTTCCGGTGCGTTCGGTCGAGAGGAAGTTCGATGCGCCCTGAATGGGCTTGTTGCCGCAGGACGCTTCCGGGGGAAGCGAGGCAATGAGGCCGAGCGTTTCACCCAACGGCGACACCATACGCTGCTGGCTAATCGTCGGATCGGTAAAGGTAAGCCAGTCCTTGACGAGAGCGCCGTTAATCGAGTTATAGTTGGCCGTCTGCTTCGTTGTGAGCGCCGTGGACGTGGAGGTTCCACTCGGCAGGGCAGCGATTGCAAATGAGCCTTCTGAAGCCGCAAACGTCGCAAGAGCGGTATACTGCGTCGGGTCCGAATTGCCGGCGAGGATGAACTGCTGAACGCCCAGGCCGCGAAGCGCGTACAAACCAGTGCGCCCCGTCGTTCCATCAAGGCCAATCTGCTGCACCGACGTTACCGTCGCGCCGTTGGTGCCGCCCACGAGCGTCGATGTGCCGGCCACAAAGCCGAGAACCGAGGCGCCGGAGGCGGTCGCAACCACGAGATTGGACGGCCCGCGAACACCCGAAACGCCGAGGTTCACGGCATTTCGTAGATTCGCCGCAAACCCACCAGCCGATGGATTCCCGAGGTTTGCAAAAACTTCGGACGGATACCCAGTTCGTGCGATCGTCGCCGTCATGGTCGGAGTAGCCACAGTGCTTTGCGAGCCGACCGCAAGCGTTACCGAGATATTGTTTCCCTCGGTGCCTGAATACTTGCCGGTCAGGGTGACGCCATTGGTGCCGCCCGTATCCTTCACAAGAACGCTCGCGGCAGTATCGGTGCCATCCGAAACGCGAACCCCCAGGAAGTTACTCGCGAAGTTCACTGCGAACAGCGACTCCGTAACAAGACTGAACGGATCGGAAATACTCCGACCGAACGCCGCATACGCCGACGCCGTATCAGAGAATGGCTGGGGCGCGTTTATCGGTCCCCAAGAGGCCGTCCCCACGATACCCGAAAGCGAAGTGGCAATCCCCGCGCCTGCAATCGGAGTCGGGGGCTGCAGGTAAACATACGCCCCGTCAACTTGAAGATTGTTGAGGGCGTTCGAGGTAATGATCTGAGACATATTAACGCTCCGAAAGCAAATGAAAAAAGCCGCCCAAGTGGACGGCCCAGATATGGAGCGTTACGCTCCGAACGCTACCTAGTTCGAGGAATCAGGGGACGGATCGAATCGCTTTAGTGTAGCGACCGATGCAGTCGCCACGGAATTAACGGCGGATTCCGCCGTGCGGACGCAACGATGAAGCAACTCGCGAGCCTGCCCGGCAACAGCCGCGTCTTCGCTCTTGAGCCAGTCCATGAGTTTGCGCTCCTCGCCGGATGTTAGGGCATCTCCAATGTCCTTGAGAACGCCGTCGAGATGAAACGGCTTAACCACAATCTGCGCCATTTTATTGTCCCTCTATGATTGGTGAGAGTGTCGTACCGTTTATCGAGTACGTTGTCGAAGTAGAGCCAATCTGCGTTGCGCTCTGATACTGGAGCATCCCATATTCTATTTCGTACATAATATGGCGCTCATACATGGAGTAATCTGCCTGCTTGTCGTCTTGGTCCACGCTCCCAAGGCACTGAGCCCAGAGGTTCGTGCCATCAGCAATAGGGATAAACTTTGTCGTCGTGCCCTTGGCTCCGACATATGTTTCAATCGTATCGCCAACCGTATCGCGAATCTGAGGGGTCGGCGCCCACACTGTGACCTTCATCATGCGAGACTTGCGCGCAACTTCTCGCGCCATTTGCGCCGTGCCGCCGATGTTGCAAATGATAGTTGGGCTAGCGATCGTCACTGCGCTTCCGCTAGCGGTCGCCGTAATTCCAAGCGCCGTTACGGCCGCCGCAACACGCGTGGCCGTGGTCGCCAGGGTATCCGCGGGGGTGACCTGTACGAGCGCGTCTTGCTCGGGGGCTCCAACGAGAACGTGTACGTTATAGCTCGCCGGAATCGTGCCGGCAAACGTCAGCACGTTGGCGGATAAGGATGACGTGAGTTGGATATTAGGGTCCGAAACCTTCATCCACTGCGGATAAAACCGCGTCCTGTCGGAGCCTACTTTTTGATCGACTACCGAACAAAGGTACTGACTCTGCTGAAGGATCTTCGTCAAATCCTCGACGTTGGGATACCCAAACAAACACTGAGCTGGAGCAGTCAAGCCCGAATACGTGTTTACCGCCGAAACAATGTTCTGCTGAAAGGCGTAGATGACATCATAGAGACGGCTCACCTTGGGCCTCCAGCACCTTACGGAACTGCCCTTCACTATAGGGCTTGATAATTAACGCCGCCCCAATAGAAGCCGCGAAATCCTTAATTGCCTGCTGGCCCTGCGAGGTCGCCATAACGATTCGCCCCGCGAGCCCCTCGGCGTGGACAACCTTCGCCGCCCGGTCGCCCGTCATTCGCGGCATAAGCACGTCGAAAATCGCAACATCGGGCCTATGCAATCGGCACAACCGTATGCCTTCTTCACCGTTGTACGCATGAGCCACGACCTCATAGCCTAACCCACGGAGAATAGACTGTAACTTTGGCCCTTCAATCACTGAATCGTCAGACGTTACAACCCGCATCCGTCCTCCAACGCCAAAGAGCAGCCCCGGCTACACCGCGAGCTTGCGAAGCAATAGGATATACCCAACCAGGCCAACCTCGCCGGATGAATACGGCTGCAACACTGAATAGCGATCGCCGTTCGGCAGATTCAACTCGTCATTCTCCTGCACTTGCACGCCCGGGAGCAAGGGGACATACGCCGAGAATCTTGTTTCAGGGAAGGCCGTTGGCAGGTCGCGACTATGAATTCCAGTCACACGGTTCTGCGGTTGAATCTGACACGGAATACTCGCGAGCGATCCGGCCGATGAAAAGCCGAACAGGCCATTGGTTAACGTACAGAGCTGGGCGCTCGCCTTCGTCACGCCACCGTAACCAGTGTACGGGCTTTGAGCGATCATCCCCGAAACGGGCTGCTGCCCAGCCTGACCGCCCTGGGGGCTCGGCCGCGTAATACTTATGCTGTATTCGCACCGGACAAACAAGTTCGGCGCGAGAGGACGATGCTGAGCGAAAACATACATCGAGCCGGTGCCCTGATAATATGCAGGGCTCTCAACGAGTACGTCGCCCGTCGTCAGCGCGAGAGAATCACACTGCCCCTCAAATATTTGCAACTCAAAAGAGAAGTTCTCAATGTCAGCCTTACTGGCTCTCTTCATCGAGGCCGGGTACCCAGCATATAGCGGGTTGCCGGTTACTACGCCGTTGCTCGTCGTTGGCCCCAGGCGGTACACGTCAAACTGCTGACCATTAATCGCGCCGTCAACCCCACGCCCAATCTGAACAGCCTGGTTAATGAGCGGCATAGAATTGAGGTATGGGTAGAACTTTTGAACGGCCATACTACACCGTTAGGCCGGTGTTGGCCCCACCAAAACGGCCCACAGCCTGCATAGGGCGCACGGGAACCCCGAAGTATGTCGCCAGGCGCTTACACCAGCGCATGTATAACATCTCGCGCACCTGCGTCTCATCGGCGCGCAGGCTCGTTCCGCCGGCAACCGAGAACTTCATTAAATCCGATGAAGTGGCCATCTTACCTTCGAGATAGTCGCAAATCTGCAAGTACCCCGTCGCAATCGTCCCGTCTTCCTGAAATGTCACCGAGGGACTCGGCAGCACACCCTGTAGAATCGGAAAAGCCGTAAGGTTCCCCGTCCCCGACGTGGCAATCGTAAACGTCGCCCCGGGAACGGCGCCCGAAAAGGCCACCTGCCACGCGGCAGGGCCAGAACCGAACGTCGTGACCGGAAACACCACCGCGGGCTGCGAGAAGGCAAGAACCGTCGTGCCGATCGTCTGGATGACCTTCGCCGCAAAGTTTGTCGCCGCCGACAACACGGGATCATGCGCTGAAAGGTCCGAGGCTGTCACCGCATACACGACAGCGGGAAGCGCGTTGACCGTAACGGACAACGTATCACCGATATTCGGCAACCCGTTTGAAAGAATCTGCATCGCCCCGGTTGGCGTGCCGGTAATCCTGGCGTACTCGTGCGGTTGCAATGTGTTCATGCGCCGCTCAAGTAACCCCATGACATTCGCGAAGCGATACCCGAGGGCTACACCGGAATCCTGAACGCCAAGCACGGGGACCTGGAGATGAGTCCGAACTCTGGACTTGTCGGGTTCAAGTAATACCATATCCATCTCCCGACAAGGTAAAAAAGGGGGGAGGGGCGGCCGAAGCCACCCCTCGTTGGATTAGACGCTCGAGCCGCACTCGATAACGACCGCACGCTTATAGCGCGCCGCGTCAGTCGTCGGGATAACAAGGTTCGTGCTCGTCACATCGGTGGGAGATACGAAACCTCCAACCCAACGCCACGATTGCGTAACGAACTCTTGCAGGCGGTCGAGCGGACCACGGGTGATCATGCTCACCTTGCCGTCCACAAGGCGAATGTCACCGTTGTCCATCGTGTTGCCCTGTTTGGCTGCATCAATGGACCCCTGGAAGGTGCCCTGCACGAGCAGACCCATTCCGCCAACAACCGCGTGACGCAGGTTCACGGAGCCATTAACGAACGTCGGAACCAGGTTTGAATCAACAAACTCGACGCCGAGGGTGCGCGACACAAGGCCCGTCTTGAAGTAGCCTTCACCCATCTGGCCCATCGTGGCGTAGTTAAACGCCGTATCGGACAGAAGCTGGGGCCACAGGGTCGGGTCGATGATGCACGCGTAATTTCCCGAAGGAAGCGCGGGCACATTGCGCGCACGCAGTTTGGAAACCGCATTCGCGATGTCGATCAACTTCAGGTTGTCAGTAACCGTCATGTTGGCGCGGCTAAACTTCCCGCCCGCACGCCGCACGTATGCGCCATCCGAAGCGATAATCGAGTCATTTATCGCGATAGTAAACGTGGTCGCCGTTACCGTGAGGTTGCCCGAGTTACCATACGCAACACCGCCCGAAAGCGACAGCGACGTATTGGATCCATCGGGGGTGGCGGCGCTGACCGAGATGGCGCCCTTGAGCACGCCCGTCGTACCGTCATAGACGCTCGCCGAGATTTTGTTCGCCCCACTAACCGGAGTCGGAAGACCCGGCGAATTCGTCGCCGAAAAGGCCGTATCGAAGCCCTTGACATTATCGACGTGGATCGTCGTTACGCCCGAAGCATATGCCGCCGTCGAAAAGGTGTTGCCGGCATCGTAGTTCTGATGAACCTGTTGCGAGCACAGACCATCCATCGTGCGACCGGCGTGTTCGCCGAGAGCCACGACATTACGCATGAAAATACGCTCGATGAGCGTACGGTCCTGCATGATGTTGACCGTCGTGGAGTTAGCGTACTCCTGAATGCCGATTTGATACTGCTCGAACGCGTAGTAGTTATCGGTCAGGCCGTTATCCAAGCCGGTGTTGCTCGCCGGGTTCATCGCCGTAAGCGACAACGCCAGCGGGAACAAAGCCGGGCGGGTCTTGGTGAACGTTTCGCCAATACCGTTCGGAAAAATCTCCTGATCGGCAAGGCGCGAATACGCAAGACGCGCATCTAGGGGTTTATGGAAAGCCCGCTCGAGCATATTCGACTGCTCGATAATGCCTTGGACTGCGGGCACATTGTCAATAGCCATTGCTAATTGACCTCTCTATTAAAAAGAAGTGAGTGTGAATGTCCGCAGCTCGTCTCGAGTGTGGCCGACCGCATCGCGCGGCAATAAAAAAAAGACCCCGGTGGGGCCTCACGAGTACCTGTACCAGGTAGACCTACACGTCTACTCCGAATCGCTCTTTCATCGTCTTGGAGAATTCGCCGTCCTTAAGAGTCGAATAATCAAGACTCGACTGCCCTTCCTTACGTTGAGGCGTCGTCACGACGCGCTTCTCCGTCTTCGCCTCAGTCTTCTCAACCTGTTCAGCCTTCAGCCAATGCGGCTTGGACTTCTTGAACCCGTCAATTAACTCGGGCAAATCTTCAACCTTCGCTTCAGCCAACTCCGGCCGAAGGAGCAAATCCTCAATCGCATCGTCACGGAAGCCGGCGCGCACCGCCAGGGCCTCAGCCTTCGAAACAATACGCTCACGCTGCAATGCAGCGCGCTCCTGAGCCACTTCCTTTTCGAGCTTATCCGCCCGATCGCGCTCCGACTTCGCCCGCTTCTCGAGGTCCTTCTCTTTGTCAAGCTCAGCCTTCTCAAAGGCCGCAAGCTTTTCTTCGAGTTCCTTCTCGCGCTGCCGGCGTTGTGCGTTTTCGGTGTGGATCTTCTTCACGTACGACTCAGGGTAGGTCTTCGCCTCAGCCTTCTCGGCCTTTACCTCAGCCTCAACCGTCTCGGTTGCTTCGCTCATCTCGAGCGTTTCTGCGTCTGCCATACATCTCCAAAAGAAAAAGGCCCGTGAGGGCCAAGGGGGTTTATTGGGTAACGGTCTTCGGTGGATTAGGCTTCACCTTAGCCACCTTGACCCGCGTTGTCGCATCAAGCTTCGCGGCGTGCTCCGCGTCAGCCTTACTGGCCGCGTCATCCGCCCGGTTCTGCGTTTCCAACTCCTCGATAATCGAAGAGGTGTCAGTCATCCCCAAGTTCCCGGCGGCCATACGGCTAATCGTTGAACGGGGAAGAATCGGCACCGGCTCCTTAGCCGAACCGCCAGCCAGCACTTGCCACGCATTCGCCGTGGAAAGCAAATCTTGACCCGTGGGCGTCATCCACGCCTGCCACACCAATCGCATTGTCGTCTGCGGGTTGATCTTCTCAACACCGTCCACGACAATCACATCGTCGTTAATGCCCTCGAGCAGTAACCGCAGAAGCGGGATATAACCCATATTGCCCAGAGACACTCTCCACCGCTTCAGCAGCAGGATCATGTTCTGATACAATATCTCAAGCGCGCGACCGGAATCAGTGCCCTTCGTTGAGTCGGCGTCAGCCTTCATGCCGCCCGCGATCTCCAGGCCCCACTCACGCATCGTCTTTGCGAACTCGCGAAACTTATCCAATCCCTGACCGGATATTTCCAACAACTTCGCCTCGCCACCGGGGTCAACGTCCAAGATATTGGCAGGTGACTTCACTATTTGACCGGCGCTATCGTGCTGGGTCTTGTTGTCGTCATACGTGACCTGGATAGACCCCTGCGCTAATTCCCCACGCCGAATAGCAAGCATCGGGTCAGCCGTATAGCGGAACCCGCGCTCGATCTGCGACAAGTCATAATCAATACTGACGAGAATATCGACAATCGCCCCATACAGGCAGTCGCCATCAATCTTATTGACCCCACGCGAAGGAGCCTTAATCCACAACACGGGGATCTGACCCCACCCATGATCGCGCGAATTCTCCTCATCGCGAACCCAGGCAATCACCCCATGGTCTTCATCCCGTTGCCCCAACCGCTCATAGCGCGAAGACAACATCGGACGATAACGGACCTCTTCCCGGCTATCAATCGTTAGGCGGAACCAGAAGTCGTCGTGGAGATTCTCTTCAGGGATGTCATAGCCCGACTCGACCAACGCGTTCCCTGTCGTAGGGTACAACTGCTCGAACTCTACCATCCGCTTCGGATTGGTCGGGTCGAACTTCGGCAAACATTCCTTACCCGGGATGACCTCAATGTACGGCTCGCGCTCAGATGTAGCGCGAACAATAACCGCACAGCTTCCAGAAGAAGCCGAATCCGTCACGTTATCCATGACCGAATCAAGATTCAGCGTCTCGGACAAATGCTGAATGGTCTTCTCGGCAACCCGATCCTGTTCGGCTGGCTTCTCACCGAGATACGTCCGAATGACCGGCATCTGCTCATCGCCAAACAACAACCCTGCAATCTGCGAGGCAAGCATCTGGGCGCCACCCCAAACGATCGACGGGCGGCGCTGGCGAATGGGGATATACTGCCCATTGTCATACTCCATATCAAATGGAGTCGGCAAAACGTCGTAAAACGTCCCCTGCCGCAACCGATCATATGCGTCCAGACGCTTAAAGCGTTCGCTTGTCTTGTTGGGATACTTCCGATCCCAACGCTTCTTAATGTCAGCGAACGCCATGAATCACTCCGTTAAAAAATCATCGTGCCATGAATCCGCGATAGTGGCTGTAGTCAGGACGACTCCGGGCCGCAGCGCGCTCGGATAACTTCCTTAACGCAATCTGCGTCGTGTCAACTTGGTCATCATGCGGAACACCAGGGAACCGCAAGTGCTCATCCAACCAACACGCCTTCCACGGCGCGTCCTTCGGAAGAAACACCTTGCCCGCCTCAAAGAACGGCGTGACCCGCTCGGCCTTCGCCTCCTTGCGATCGTTGCCGGCCTTGACCGACACAATGGGCAAACCCGTCCCCGAACGCAACTCCTGAATCAACCCAATACCAGCAGCCGTATCCTCAACGAAGATCGCCTTCGCGCCGTGCTTCCAATACTCGGCCACAACCCGCTGACGCAAGTCGGGATACTCCCAACGACCGCGAACAATGTCAACCACATAATAGTTGACGAAATCCGTCGCCCAATGAGCAATCACCGAATAGTCGTTACTCGAACCAGTCTTCCACGCCGAATCAACGACCATACACCGAAACAACCCCGAAGGCAGCTCGGCATACTCAGCCTTGAACCAATCAGCACGGAAGATTACGCCGCCATCAGGCACCGGCTTCTGCTGATATAAACTCTCGAAGGAACGAGAACCCAACACGTCGCGCTGCTCAGTCAAATACTCGACATCATAACGCGCCGGCCACAACGCCTCACCCGGAGCACGACCTAACGGATCATTCTCCTCCGCTAACGCAGGCACACGAAGCACAGACCACTTATCCGCCCCAGGGCTATTCAAAATACGACCAACAAGATCGTCGTCATGCCAGCGGGTATTGTGGCTGACAAGCCCATTAGCGATAAAGTTTTCAGTCCGCTCAATCTGCACGTCGTAAACGTGCTCCGACCCGGCCGACACGATCGAAACTACCTCATCCACCCCGAAAGCACTCCGGGTGTTCGGCCGCACATCGCCACTCGCTATAACGCGGCGCCCCTCGACAGACCGCCTGCTCGCCACGACCCGATCACCAAGCCGGAGACTCCGCAGTTTCACCCACCCCAGACACCCACCGCGATCAACCAAAAACGGATGCCGGGCATTCGCGCGCACGCAACTCCCCGAAGCCATCCGCATCTCATACACCGCGTCCAAACCCTGGTCTTTCCACCCGAGCACACAAGACGACGACTCAAAACCACGGTCATACGTCGCGACAATATCACCAACCCGTATCGCGTCAAGACGTCTCTCTGTCCCGTCACCCATGCGGACCGGCGTATCACCAGCCATACACATCATCACTAACTGCCGAGACTCCTTATGAAGCCGCGTCCGGGCAACGTCCGTATACCACTTCCATACCTGCTCGCGACGAGTCGGCGAATCAGCGTCCGCACGATCCTTCAGCGCATCGTCGATTACCATCAACTCTGCACCAAAACCCGTCATCGAACCACCAACACCCGTGGCTAAAAACTCAGCCCCAGTCGTTAAACGCCAATGATCGACAGCCGTCGAATCCGCAGATAACTGAACCCCGGGGAACGGATACTTCTCATCGCAAATTAATGCGCGAACCTCATACGAGTTCGCCTGAGCACGCTCCAACGAGTACGACGCCGTGATGACACGATCGCCCGGATGACGACCCAAATACCACGACGGAAACAACTGCGAAGCATGCAACGTCTTCCCATGCTGAGGAGGCATCTCGATTAACAGACGATTCGTACCGCCAGACTCCAAAGACTCAAGAGCCGCGATAATCGCTAAACCGTGAACGGTCACCTCATACTTGGCATCCATCCACTTCGCATAATCTAATAGACGACGACGTTC